AGAACTTGAAGAAGAAGTTCAAACAATTGCCAATCAACTTAAAAACAGAAATTCTGAACATGAGAAATTAACTGAGTTTGATCAAAAATTAAAAGAGACCTATGAATCTTTAGGTGAGAAGAAACAGGATATATTACATCACGACTTTGCTTATTCACTTCTTAAAGATGGTGGAGTTAAATCAAAAATCATCAAAAAATATTTACCACTTATTAATCAACAGGTGAATAAATATTTAAGGATGATGGATTTCTATATCAATTTTAAACTTGATGAGGAATTCAACGAAACAATTCAATCCCCAATTCATGAGGATTTTTCATACTCATCTTTTAGTGAAGGTGAAAAAATGAGAATTGATTTAGCTCTTCTCTTTACATGGCGTGAGGTAGCTAGATTTAAAAATTCAGTTAATACAAATCTTCTTATCATGGATGAAGTTTTTGATAGTTCTCTTGATGGATTTGGAACTGAAGAGTTTCTTAAAATAGTTAAGTATGTGATTAAAGATGCTAATGTATTTGTAATATCACATAAACAATCTTTACACGACAAGTTTGAAGATTTGATACAATTTGAAAAAGTAAAAGGATTTAGTAGGATGACATCATGAGTCAATTAAATATGGATTTTGGATCAACAGAGATTCAAACAATTTATCCACCAGTTACACCATACCTCTACAGAAAGTTAGAAAAAAAATATGTTGATTATCTATGGAAGATCATTAAAAAAGGTAAGAAACAAAAAGAGGAATACAAACATAGACTCGCTGGAAACGTCAGTAATAGTTTTGGAATTGTGGATGAGAAAGATTATTTCTTTGGTGAAGTCTGTGTTCCCATGATTCAAAAGTTTCGTGAAGTTAATGGTGGACAAGATCCAGTTCGTAATTTTGTTACTTTACATGAAAACTGTAGATTATTCTTACATGAGTTTTGGGCAAACTATCAATATAAACATGAGTTCAACCCACCTCACTGGCATGGAGGATTATATTCTTTTGTGATCTGGATGAAGATTCCATATAGTTGGCACGAACAAGTTCAATTACCACAATTTCAAACCACAAAGATAAATGATCGCAAGGCTGGAATGTTTGAATTTGAATATTCAGATACTCGTGGTGAAACTAGAAGTTTATCATATCAGTTAAGTCCAGATTTTGAAGGATGTATGTGTTTCTTCCCTGCTTGGATGAGACATGCTGTATATCCTTTCTTTAACACAGACGAGGAAAGAGTTTCAATCTCAGGAAATGTTTGGTATGATACTGGCACGCCAGTCACAAAAGGAAAAGGATTCTGACTTTAGGTAGACAATAAAAAAAGTGGCACAATCACTGTTTCTATTTTGTGCTGAGGAATTATAATAAGGACATCAGACAAGGAATCACATGTCCATCACTCAAGAAATCAAATCACAACTTGCAAGATTACTCGCTACTGAAGATCTTATTGTAGAACATAGATCAGTAGAGACTGCATCATTCAATGTACATGATCGTGTATTGACATTACCTTTATGGGATCATGCATCCGAAGATGTTTATGATATGCTTGTGAGTCATGAAGTTGGACATGCTCTCTTCACTCCCGATGATTGGAGTTGGCAGGGAACTGTACCACAGTCATTTGTGAATATTGTTGAGGATGCTCGTATTGAGAAGTTGATGAAGAGAAAGTATGCTGGTCTTCCTAAAACTTTCTACAAAGGATACAGAGAGTTGAGTGATAGAGATTTCTTTCAAGTTGCAGATATTGATATTGATGAGATGAATATGGCTGATCGTACTAATCTTTACTTCAAGATTGGTCACTTTGTAGATATTACTTTCAATCAAGAAGAGAATGATATTATTGCAATGGTTGATAAGTGTGAAACTTGGGAAGAAGTTATTGATGCATCTAAAGTTCTACACTCATATTGCAAAGCAGAATTAGAAAGAGAAAAGGAACAACAAAAAATTGATTCACTCCAAAATGAGAAGGGTGCTGACTATGTTGAGAGTGATGAAGAGGGTGATAATGAGGAGGAGTATCAGACTAAGACTGATGCATCTGGTGGAGAATCAAACATGGGTGGTGCAGAAGGTAGTGATATTCAAGAATCAAAAGTTACAACTCCAGAAGCTGGTAACATAGGTGCTGATGAACCAGAAGTTAAAACTGCTGATGCTCTTGATGAGTCACTCAAAGATTTAGTCAACACTGGTGGTCGTAGTCCAATCTATATTGAGTTACCTGATGTTGATATCAAAGAAGTTGTTATTGAGAATACATTACTTCATGAAAGAATTACTGAAGAGTGGAGTGAGACTCCAATTGAAAACTTCAAGATCACTGATCAATCATACAATAAGTTTAAGAAAGAAGCACAGAAAGAAGTCAACTATCTTGTTAAAGAGTTTGAGAGAAGAAAGTCTGCATCTGCATATGCTCGTGCTGCAACATCTAGAACTGGTGTTCTTGATATGTCTAAACT